ATGGAGTAAGCTTATTTAGTACAGCTCACCCTACTCTTACAGGTCCAAACGTTGCAAACACTTTAGCAACACAAGCGGATCTTAACGAGACATCTTTAGAGCAGTCAATGATTGACATCTCTAAATTTACTGATGAGAGAGGCCTAAGAATTGCAGCTAGAGGACTAAAAATGATAGTCCCATCGGAGAATCAGTTTACAGCTGAGAGATTATTAAAGTCTCAAGGTAGAACTGGAACAGCTGACAATGATATC